GAGGCATCCAATAGACCATCAATACAAACGCAGAAAACACGAGGCATTTTGGATTCAATGCTAAGTGTGTTCCGAATAATCCGCCTCCCATTACTTAGTATAGGTAATATAAATCAACGAGTACATGCCTAATAATGCTTGAAATGCTATGAAACGATATGAGAAGAATAAATCAGAAAGACGAGCAAGTGCAACTACCGATGTAATCATTAACGCATCGGCAACCAAGATCTTCCAACTGCCTTCACTTGCATACGATTTGAAAACATCAATCATGGAGTTCTGACCTTGAGGAAGTCCCTGAATGACTACAATGTAAAAGAAGATGTCATGAATCATCTGTACACAGATTGCTGCCATCACCAATTGAAGTCCAGTTGCTCCTGGAAATAAGAACGTAGCCAGAAGGACTCCTAAAAATAAACTTAGAACATCTGCAGAGACTGCTGCAAGACCAAATTTATCATACCATAGACTGAGTGCTCCTGTTGGAGGAAGAAACCAAACAGGAGATGGCACGACTTTGATAAGTGCCATAACAGCAAAATCCACCCATAACGCAGCGCTTAATAGAGAGATTAATCGCATTACTTGTTACGGCGAGTTTTTCCGTGTGACATTTTGGCTGACTTCTTACGCGAGACAATACGACCCCATTTGTTCATCTTGAGGTCTGCCTTAGTAAGTCCACCTGTAGTGTGGTGAGCTGTTCCGTGCATAACTTGAGCGCGAGATCCAATTTGCTTGAGATGCATTTATTGAGTAACGAGATTATTAGTTTTCCACTTTAAGAGATGAAAAAATCTTTGTAACTGAAAGCTTAGAATTCTTAAATTTAACTTTCTCAGAGGAAAACGGTGGTTGTGGACGATCTACAAATGTTTCACTTATTTCAGAACGACCACAATAAACTTCATTTACGTATTCAAATGGAAACTGAACTCCATGTTCTCCTGCAATTACACGCCCATTACTGTAATGAACGAGTGCTTTAGACCATATGTACGGATATACATAGTCTGTTAAAAAACTCTGATCAGCTCCGTATCCACGATCGGTAGGGTTATCTAAAAACAACTTATATAAATCGCTTATACAGATTCCTGCTGTTTTGCGAATGCCCCACATTCCTCCCATAATTTTAGAAGTATGTTGTACGTTATCTCGTATGATATGACTTTCAAAGTTAGGATTATCAACGAATTCACGAATTGCCCATCGATCTTTCCAATGAACACGACTATCTAAATCACGTACCATCATAATTTCGACATCGGGTTCATCAATTGCAAAGAATCGATAGAACATATTGACGGGTCCTAGTTGTCCAGTTGGACGAAGAACTACATTTGAGTACATTGCTACTTGTTCTAAAAATCCAGGATCTACATCAGGTGCAGTGTATATATAGACTTTCCAATCTGGAAAGTAGGTACCAATTAAGTAGATATTCTGTAAAGTTCCTATTGGGTAGTATTGTGAATTTGGTGGTCCATACAAACAGAAAGAAAATACTTTAACCATTGTAATGATCTCTGGAAAGAGTTTTGCAGATCGTTGCACATGGATCTATGACCCACGATACAAAGAACGACCCTTTATGCAATGGGGTTCTAGACAAGGTGATTGGGTCTTTATTAATGCAGATTACTTAGATCAATTTTTAAGTATTCGTCTTGCGAGTCCAAAACGCTTCAACTTAATCATTCATAATGCAGATAAACCTTTTGATCAAGATAGACTTCGTAGAACTCTTCCACGCGCACTTCATATTTATGCAATCAATACAACTGTAAGTCATCCACAGTTAACAACAATTCCCATTGGATTTCCAGATAGTGGGTTGAAACATATTTCATTGATTCAACCATCAAGGTATCGCTATATTGAGATTTACTCTAACTTTTCAAATCATACACCTCAAAGATATGAGTGTTTGAAGGCATTTGAAGGAGATACTCGTGTAGTCCGTAAAAATCCAGAAGGAAGAACACAACCTGAATATTACAATGATTTATGTCATTCAAAATTCGTATTATGTCCAGAAGGATTTGGAATGGATACACATCGAGTCTATGAAGCATTGGCGTGTGGTGCTATACCAGTTGTATTACATAGTCCATTAGATCACTTGTATGCAAAACTTCCTGTGTGTATTTTGAATACATGGACAGATCCATTCTATGTTCCAGAAGGAAACACTCGATTAGATGTTGACTTCTTTCTAAGAAGGTGAAATCCAATTCTTCTGCTGTAAACACGATACAATAAAGTCATTTATATCTTTATGTTCTGAATAGGGTCGTAGACAATGATAATCGCAAAAATATCCAATTAAGAGTGTATTTTGTAATTGCACTTTATTTGTGAAATTCCAAGAGTGAACTCTATCTAACCGTGTGAAGTTTGTAATCTGATCATTAAGAACAATTTTATTTCCAGACCATCGATCGAAGGTTTGTTTAAAAATAATCTGATCAGTTCCCCAACCTATACCTCCGTGATTTCCATCATAGTGAGTTCCTTGGTACCATTTACGTAAAATTGCTTCGGTTGATTCAGTTCCAAACATGCTTGTCCAAATAGAAGGATGTGCTACATTATAACACATTGCAATTTCCTCTGGAAAGCATACATCACGATACACAACAAATGCAGAGTCTGGAGCAGATTCAATCGAGTTTACATAATATCTACGATTTGCAGGGAACATATCCATATCTGTAATCAAAACACCTTCATCACGCAGTACTTCACGAGGATAGAGTAAACGAATACATTGTGCTTGAAACGCTGTATGTAACCCTTCAATTGGTTTGAATAATTTTAGATTTGATGACCAAGGAAGTAATGATTCAGGTATTGAGTCTGCAATTAACACAATATGAACATCTGCTTCAGGTAGAACTGCATTCCAAGCTTTGATAAAGTTTGGAATGAAGTCAGAATAGAGTGGATTTAGATCAGTTGCAGTTACAATAGTTCCGATCTTCATTGTATAGAGCGTCGGATACGATCTATCCAGTAACTAACGCGAAGTTTCTCAAAGTTCCAGGTAGTAGATTCAATTCGTTTCTTCTCTTCAATCAATCGTTCTTCGGTGATTTCATTCCAATTGTTGATGAATAAAATTGGCAAGTCTTGCCATCCAGAATGAGCAATATCATTTTTCACAATTGGAATACTTCCCATATACAAGGTTTCCCATAAACGATGTGTATCAACTCCATTCCCACGAGGACACAACACAAACTCATGGTTTCTAATTTCCTTCAAAAACTCCTTTCGTCCTTCAAATGTATTCACAGGTTCTCCACATGTAACCCAAGGTTTAGAATGAAGCATTTCATATAGCGGAACTCTCTCAAACTCATAACTTGCAATGAAGTATCCATTAGAAAATCTTGAAAAGTTAAGATAGACAAGATTTTTGATTTCACGAGGAGTTTGGAAAACCTCAAGCATCATTGGAATGTTTCCATAGATTGTATGCGTCTCACTTTCGTTAGTATCATTCGTAATTCCAAGAGGAATGCCTGAAACATGTCTTGATTGTGTATTTACTGAAAACCATTTTGAATTTGGATATCTTCGTGAAATGTCTTCAGTAATTGGAAAATCTGAATGTCCTGAAACGATTAACTTCTGCGTAGACGGTGGAGGATAAACATGTTTTTCACGCCAACTTATTGGAGAATTGTAAAAAACATCTGTCTTAACATAGTTGTTTGGAAATGCTTGAAGATAACGGTCAGTACATAAAATATCTTCTGATGTCCACGTAAAACTCATTTACATTTAATGAATGGATATCTCTAAATGAAGATCCTTATGTTAATCATTGCATGTGATACACATCCGTTATACAAACAACTTAAAATAGAATTGAAACAGAACCTATATCATCCATGTGTTAAGACTATATTTGTTCAATATTCATCGAATGTGAATGAGATTACCTTAGTAGAGGATACATTGTTTCTACCAGGAATTGAATCATTTGAAAGTATAACTCGTAAGACCATTGATTCAATTGAATACTTTCTAACCGATACAACTTTTACACATGTGATCCGAACAAATCTGTCATCTTTTTGGATTTTTCCAAGACTTGTTGACTATTTAGAAACTAGAGAAAAGACTGGATTATTTACAGGATTTCCAGGAGAAATTGGTTATAAAGCATTTGTATCAGGAGCTGGAATGATTATGTCAAGAGATATTGCAGAACTCCTTGTTACCCATAGAGGTAAAGATAGCGTATATTCATATACAGAACAAGATGATGTTGCAATTAGTTATGGTTTACGTGATCTAGGTGTTAAAATAACTCCAGACAAATCTAGAATTGATTTGCTTACACCTTATGACTTTCATAAAAGTAAAAATAGCATACCAATGGATATCTTTCATGTTAGATTAAAACAACTGAAAGATCGTAGCGTTGAACCTATGTTTATGAAAGAACTTATACAAATCTTCTCAAAAAATGACCTAGAGACGACAACATAGTCTATACTAATGAACCGCGCTGCAGTGATCACAGGTGTTACTGGACAAGATGGATCGTATCTTTCAGAACTATTGTTATCTAAAGACTATGATGTCTACGGAATCGCACGAAGAACATCACGCTCGAATACTGAGCGAATTGAAAGTATTCTGAATCATCCACGATTCTTTCTTAAAGAAGCAGATCTTTCGGATGTAAATTCATTAAGATCTGTCTTTGAAGAAGTTTCTCACTACAAACGAATCGAAGTGTATAACCTTGGAGCACAATCACACGTCCACACCTCTTTTCGTCAACCTGAATTGACTGCGGATATAGATGCACTTGGACCTCTTCGTATCTTAGAAATCTTAAGATCCATGAACTTAACCAATGCTCGATTCTATCAAGCGTCTACTTCTGAACTCTACGGCAAAGTAATGGAAACGCCTCAATCAGAAACAACGCCCTTTTATCCAAGAAGTCCGTATGGTGTAGCAAAACTCTATGCTTTTTGGATTGTCAAAAACTACCGTGAGAGTTATGGAATGTTTGCTTGCAATGGTATTCTATTCAATCATGAATCTGAACGTCGTGGAGAAGAGTTCATTACTCGTAAAATCACCAAGGGTATTGCACGATTGAAGAAGGACCCTGAATTTGTTATTGAACTAGGTAACCTAGATGCAAAGCGAGATTGGGGATATGCACCAGATTACGTAGAAGGAATGTGGAGAATGCTTCAAGAAGAGAAACCTGAGGATTACGTTCTCGCAACAGGTGAAACACATACAGTCAGAGAGTTTCTAGAGACTGCATGGGGTCCAATTACCTGGAAAGGTCAAGGTATCCATGAACGAGGTGAAGATGTCAACGGTCGTGTAATTGTCAAAGTGAATCCTGAATTCTATCGTCCTGCAGAAGTTGAACTTTTGATTGGAAATCCTAGAAAGGCATGGACTCAACTTGGATGGAAAGCAACTACTACATTTCCTGAACTAGTTAGGCGTATGGTTGTTTCTGATAATTCGTAAACTATAAGTAATAATGTCTATTGTAGTTGGAAGAAATACATATGGTTATGAAGCAGTTCAAATAAAAACGTGGACTCGAAATAACTGTGTTATTCGTGTCGGAGCATTCTGTAGTTTTGGTAACAATATTAGATTCTTTATAGACGGTAATCATCGATTAGATCTTTTTTCATCATATCCATTCTTTAGACTTGATAAAAAGTTCCCTGTTACATCATACGGTAAGTATGATCCAATCATTGGAAATGATGTATGGATATCAAATGATTGTACAATATTCTCAGGTGTAACTATTGGAGATGGAGCAGTCATTGCAGGACAGTCTGTGGTAACAAAATCAGTACCACCTTATGCTATTGTCGGTGGAAATCCAGCAAAAATAATTCGATATCGATTTGATGAAAAGACAATTCAAGACTTTTTACGTCTCAAGTGGTGGGACCTTCCAGATTCAGTTATCTTATCTCAATTAGTTCCCATACAGTCTAATGTCCCACTCATAATTGAAACACTTGAGAAGATTAGATCCTCTTCAATACAGTAAGACCGTTATTATTAGTTAGACGTACTTCAATGATCCACTCTGGGTGCTCATTAAGAAATTCAGTTACAGCAGGCCAAAGACCTTTACGGATTTCTTCAACTGGAATTCCAGATTCACGACTTTGCTTTACTGCATCCCATCCAACACGAACTGTCTCTCCGAGCCATTCATCTACTGTTGTGTCATGAAGAATGATAAACTTATTCACAGATGTATTCCATCTAGCAAGTTCCCTCTTGAGATGACCATAAATATGCCATGTATCAATGAATAATAAATCAGTTTGAACTAAAGGACAATCAAGATCACTTTGTTCTACAAATGAAGTATTAATGCCATTATCACGACATAGGTTTAAGAAGGGTTCAATCTGACTAGACTTCTTTGGATCCACCATCAAATACTGATTGTTTGGTGTATCAATAAGACCGTATGCAAATGCATAAGAACTTACAACATCACGAACACCACATTCTACAACTGACGAGCACTGCTTTGTATACCTGAGCAGTACTGGAAGGTGTTCATTAATGTCAGATGGAGTAGTTACTACAGACATATATTTCGTATAAAGAGACATTTGTAATTCTGAACTACAATTTTCTTCAGGAGAAACGAGCGTAATCATATCCCTTGAATATCCCCATCTCCATCCAGCATTCCATTTATCAAGAGCACTTAAAGCATTAGTATATTGTTCGTGGTATTTTGATTGGACATTTGGATACTGTAGAATTTGACAAGGACGTGCCCAAGTATAATAGTCATCTAGTGATGTATAAGTGATGTAAAAATTAATCTCATCAATTGAAGTCATCTTTAGTCCTTTAGTGGCAAGTGCGAACTTTATAAGAGCTTCAGCGTTAAACTCTTTATTTGATTGAATTGCTTCTCTAAATTTTGGAGTTAGTTCTGAGTCTATCATCATCGTATATACCGATTCAAGGTAGTCTATGATAAAGGATTTGTGTATAAAATTAGCAGATCCACTTCCACCCCACCATCTTGAATATTCTGGATCAAAACTGTATATTCCATGGGGTATAGTTTCAAATAAACTTGGAGGAGGGAAATCAAATAGAAACGATAGATCTACACGTAAACTAATAAAGTAGTCATATTCATCTATAAACGGTCTAATAAACTCAACACACTTATGAAAATTGATATGAATTTGTAATACATAAGGTGCATTCCAGTTATTGTAACTATTTAATGAAAGTTTTGATGAATTATTGAAATACTCAGTTGGATTTGGTTTGGTATAGAATTCTGATTTAACAAGTCTTCGTGAAAATAACTTCGCTCGTTCTTCATCATCTTCAAATTGGTTTTGGCAAATTAAGAAGACATCTGCGTCATAATAATCAATAATACGTGAATACAAATCATTAATCGTTTTTGGTAGTGATCTAAGTTCATACATAACAATATATGCAAATTTCATTTATCAAAATGTGCGTTGTTATTTTCGTGCTATTAACGTAGTCTAAATAAGGAAATGAAGAAGATTTGGTATGCTCCTAATGGTTTTGAAGCCTATGGAGATGAAGAGATTGAAGCAGTCAATCGTTGCTTAAAAGAAGGATGGTTAGCAGGGAATGGAAAATATACAACACAATTTGAGAGAGAAGTTTCTGCATACTTTGGGAAGAAGTTTGGTCTTTTTGTTAATTCTGGATCATCTGCATGCCTTCTAGCATTAGCTTCTTTGAATCTTCCTAAAGGATCTGAAGTGATTACTCCAGCATGTACGTTTTCGACTACTGTTGCTCCTATTATTCAAATGGAACTCAAACCTGTATTTTGCGATGTAGAACTAACAACTTATGTTCCTTCAGTTGTTGATGTTCTTGCAAAGATCACTCCAATGACACGAGTTATTATGCTCCCTAATCTAATTGGGAATACACCCGATTGGAAGAAACTTCGTAATAAACTTGATGATCTTGGACGATCTGATATCTTTTTGATTGAAGACTCTGCAGATACAATGATCTATACACCGGAGACAGATATCAGTACTACAAGTTTCTATGCTAGTCATGTCATTACTGCATGTGGGTCAGGAGGAATGGTGATGTTTAACGAGTCAAAATATCTAAAGCGTGCAACTATGTTTCGAGACTGGGGCAGGATTGGAGATAATACTGAAGTAGTAGTTGAGCGATTCAATCACGTAGTAGATGACATCAAATACGATTACAAATTTTTGTATGGTTGTTTAGGATATAACTTTAAATCTTCCGAAGTGAATGCAGTATTTGGTCTAGAACAGATGAAGAAACTTCCAAAGTTCGTCTCCATTCGAAGACAAAACGTTGAACGATATTTAAGTAATCTACAAGGTGTTAAAGGAATTGTTCTTCCATCGGATACAAAACATGCAAACTGGCTTGCATTTCCTATTCAAGTAGAAGATCGTTTATCATTAGTGAATTACTTGGAAGACCGAAATGTTCAAACACGTGTCATCTTTTCAGGTAATATCACACGACACCCAGCATATCGTGAATACATTGAAGTATTTAAAAATTCAGATATAATTATGCGCAATGGTATTTTACTTGGATGTCATCATGGAATGACTGTTGAAGATGTAGATACGGTTTGTGAATTGATTAAACAATTTTTAAACCACTCGTAGTGTTTTTTCATTCCCTCTTCAAGACTGATAGAAGGCGTGAATCCATATTTTGTTCTTAAATAGGTTGGATCGCATACCCAAAGTTGAGAGTCACTTCCATTACCTAGTTGAGTTTCTGATGGAGTATAATTAATTGACAGACCCATCAAAGATTCAGCAATTGAAACAACTTCTTGATTCGATCGTTGAACTCCTAATCCTACATTCACAATGTCAAATAGTTCTGTATCTTTGTAGTTCATAATTCTAACAGTTGCCTCTACAAACTCATCGATATACATCCAATCATGATTGGCATTGTTCAAATACTTTAAACGATTTGAAAACAACATTGTCATCAACTTTGAGTTCTTTTCATGAGGACCATATACAGACATAGGTCTAATGACAACCGTTGGAATCGAATAGGTATATGCATATGCACGTGACAAGAGTGTTGCAGCTGCTTTAGTTCCTTCATAGATTGTCTTCGGTTCAAGCAGATCCTTTTCTGTTAATGGATGATCCTTACATCCATACTCACTAGAAGAACCAAAAATTAATAGTTTTTGAACCTTGTTATAACGACAATATTCAAGAACTAAGTATGTTTGTATAATGTTTGTTTGAAGCATGTTGTCAGGATCTAATGCTTCTGTTGCAAGATGACAGATCACATCGGGTCTGAAAAGAGTTAGTTTATCAAAAAGACTTTCTTCTCCTCGAAATGTTCCATCAACAACATGACCATCCTTTTCAAATCGAATAACCAAATTCCTTGCAATAAATCCTTTAAGTCCAGTAACAAAGATTTTCATATGTATTTACCTGATTCTACATGTAAGCTTTTATTTAGAAACCCAACCAGATCCATGATTAGGTTGAGTATATGGCGCAATCATCATAGATTCAATTTGAGGAAGATAGGGTGACATATTTTCAAGCGCATTTCCAAACTCTAACTTAGGATAGATTTTTTGAGTGGGTTCTATTTGAAGATCATATACAAATGGTTTATTTCCTATAGTAATATCGGTTTTAGTTACCTTTCCATCAATTCGATAAGCATTTGCAATCTTTACAATATCAACACCATTTTCACCAAAAATTTCATCTAAACTTGTTGCAATATAACGCGAGTTGAAATACTGATCTTGAAATTGCCGAATAATTCCATATCCAGAGTTATTGATAATCAGTACAGTGACTGGGAGATTAAGATTAGTTAACGTTTGAAATTCTTGAACATTCATTTGAATTCCACCATCTCCACAGATACATACAATTGGTACTTTTGACTCTGTTGCAATTGCAGCACCAATCGATGCAGGGAGGGCATATCCCATTGAAGAGTTTCCAAAGTTTGAAAATAGTTTTTGCTTAGGTCCAAGTGAAAGACATTGCATTGCCCATACAAGGTTACCTCCAGTATCTGGTATCACAATACATTCTTCTGGAAGGACTATTTGTTTCAAAATATCATAGATATCTCCTGGAACACGATTGGGTTCAGTTTCAAGAGTTGTTTTCCATCTATTAATCGTTATCTTCCAATCAGAACATGAATGCTCTATTGCTGGGTTTGAATGTAAAAAGGATTGTACGTTCGCATGAATAGGTATATCAACCTTGAAACCACGTTCAGAAAACTTAAGAATTTCTTCAAGATCAATATCTACCATGATCTTCGTTGATTGAGTTGAACATGCTTTTAGATTACCTCCTGTTTGTCGTGTATCCATACGAGATCCTAGAATAAGTAATAGATCGGCATTTTGTAATGCTAAATTTGCAACACGATCTCCATAGACTCCAATATATCCAATACGTAGGGGATTTGAATGATCTAGTAGATCACATGCTGCCCATGAAGTTACAAAAGGAATACCCGTTGTTTCAATCCAACTACGAACTTCAGAACTATACTCACGACACCCATTTCCAATAACAATAAGAGGTCTAGATGAACTTCTTAATGAAGATGATATATCTAAACACGAAGTTGTTTGGATACGAGTTGGAAGTTTGAGCGCAAATTCATTGGTCTTGGACATCTGAAAATTCACTGGAAAATCAATAATTACTGGACCTTTTCTTCCTGTCAGCATTCGATCAATTGCAGTTATAAAAACAGGTTGAATCTCTTCAAGCGTTAGAATCTTCTTTGAATACTTTGTACACGATGCAAAAGTAGATTCAACCGGAAACTCTTGAAATCCAACTTGTCTTGGTTTTGACTTAATTGAATCAAGTGATTCATTTAAATTGACTTGTCCACTAATACAGAGTACTGGAATTGAGTCATACCAACATCCACAAACTCCGTTCAAAATATTTTGAACACCTGGACCACTTGTAACCAGAACAACACCAATCTTTCCAGATGCACGATAATATCCCTCTGCTGCCATTGAAGCAGCTTGTTCATGTTGAAAGCAATAGTGCTTTGCTTTGGATGAACGACCAACAGCATCTACAAATGGAACAATTGCTCCACCTGTTACGATAAAATAAGTAGTAATTCCAATTTCTGCCAATTGATCAACAATTGTATCTACAACTGATGTCATTACTTATACACATAAAAACAACGTTTAGATCAGTCTTGGTCTATACATTGTTTTTCTTTTTTGTTTTGTTGTTTAGTTGCTGTATGCCAAGCCGCCCATGCCTGACATCACTCGCAACACGTTGTAGTTAACTGCATACACTCGGACCTGAGCAGTTCGTCCAGATCGCACTGTGTTGACTGACACCGTGAGTTGGAGGGTTGCCTTGTCAATACGGGAGAAGTTGCAGGTGCCTGATGGCTGGTGCTCCTCGGGCTTGAGTGCGAAGGAATACACGTTGATACCCTGAGTTGGTGTGCGAGTGTGGTGCTGGAATGGTTGCACTCGGGAGAAGTATCGGCCCTCACGCTCAGTGAATCGGTCTTGGCCGTTGAGTTGGAGCTTAGCAACTTCAACTGGGTTCTTGCCTTCGCAGCGAACACCAGACTGGAGGATAACCTTCGCGAGGAGATAGTTGGTTGTGTCCTCGAAGACAATCGCCTGGTCGTTACCACCTGAACCAAGGTTGGTGTCGAGCCATGATGCACCGTTGAGCGAAGGTGCATTGTTGACACCGATACCTGGAAGGTAAGGACCTGAGGGACCATCACCTGCCATCGTTGGGACAACCTGACCAGCAGCACCACCCAATGAACCACGGGCAAGGACGTCCATCACGATACCCTCCGTGCTGAAGTCATCCGTGTAGTTGAATGGTTGGCATCCATTGACCTCCTGGATAAAGACCTGGTTAGGTGTGCAGTCAACGAAGGAATCACGTTGAACAACCCAGACGAGCTCCTTAACCGGGTGGTTGAAGTTGAGCTGGATCTTGTTGGAGGAGGATGTGATGGACTCAGCACCAGTGAACTGGAGTTGCTCAATCAAATACTCGTGAGTCTGCTGGGCAAATCGTCGTCGCTCCTCAGTGTCAAGGTAGATGTAGTCAATGTAGAGAGACGCAGCAGTCAAGGATTGAATGCTGGTGGGTGCAGTCTGTCCACTGGTTAACTCATAGTAGACGCAATTGATCCACTGCTCGAACTCAACATTGATACGAACCTCGTGGTACTGGAGCGCAATGAGAGGGATAGCAAGACCCGGGTTGCGGCAGAACCAGAACTGGAGAGGAATGTAGAGAGTTCGCGCTGGGGTGCCTGCACGGGGAGCGCACGAGTTTGTGAGCTCAGAACCAGCGCAAGAGGCATCCAAGGCATAACCCCTCCTGTCCTTCATGAGAACTAGGTCATGGGTGTTACCAATCATGTCATTGAGCGCCTCAGTTGTGCCGACATCCTGAGACAACTGGGTCCAGATTTGCATCCAGTCACCATATTGTCTGTCAATGCGCTGACCGCCAATCTCAAGCTCAACCGTCTTGATGAGACGGTGACCGATGTAGTTGAGCCATCGGAATCGCTGGAGCTGACCCACAGAGGCAAAGTCAACTGCAGGGAGAACGACTTGGACGTATGTGCGGTACATCAAATCCGCGTTACGGTTGATGACTGCAGTCACACGCTTGTTGAAGTCGGCCTGACCGTTGAATGTGACTTCAATGGACTCCATGGCGAAGTTCGTATGGCGCTTGTAAAGCACCTTCCAGAATGTAATCTGGGGATTGCCGGAAATGTAGATGTCCTGCGCACCGTAGCTGACAAGTTGAAGAAGACCACCACCCATATTGTTTGCTTAAGCACGAGAAAAATTATTTACAGGGTAGGGCGACGCACCAATATGTATTCTATATAGAATCATGTATTGGTTAGTTAGTTTATGACCTCTTGCGATAACGACGGGTTCGGCGACCTCCATATAACTTAATATTTGTTCGTCGTAGAGATCTTCGTACATCCTGAATATCCGATGCACCTTCATTCGATCCTGTAGAATAGTTAACAGCAACATCATCTCCACCCTTACGGAGACGGCGAGTTCGTAGTTGTCGTCTGCGAAGAGTTCGTTTCATTATGTAATTGTTAGAATTTAAGCTTTGCTCAAGAGATGTGCCCTCTTAGCACGGGCACGGAGGGTTGCCTTCTTACCAGTGGTCTTGAGTCCGTGTCCCTTGAGAACGCGCTTCAAGGCCTTAGCAGAAGGTCCCTTTCGGGTTCGGCGTCCAGCAGATTGACCCATTGCGGGTACAGTAGAGTTTCCAGCAGGTGTTGTCTCAGGCATTTTGTTTAATACAGAGACAAACTTTCAGACTGAACGCGACAATTAAAAAATGGACCCCATTGGAATCGGAGCAATTATTGGAATTTTAGTGGTTGGAGGATGGCTTGCGTGGTTAGTTAGAAAGGATGCAAAAAGGTTTAATAAAGGAATTCCAAAATCACCTTCTCGTGAAAGTTTGAACACAATGACTCAGACGGAAGATCCTATTCCAGTATCATCTTAGGCGTCATTTTTTTTGGCAGCTCTTCTCTCTCTGGCTAATCGGTTCCGTCTTTCACGATTATCAATTGCATATTGCTTATCATATTCCTTAAGTTTTTCAGAATGTTGTTGTCTATATTCGCTATTATACTCTGTTCTTTTTTCCCGATTTTCAGTTTGGTATTCTCGGCGTTTCTGTAATATTTCATTGCGATGTTGTAAGTAATATTCTTTACATTTTTCCTTATGTTGTTGTTTGGATTCTAGGGTATTATTATCAGTTATTGGATTACGAGTGTTCAAACATAAAACATCATTCCTATGTTCATTAATAAACCACATTTCTCTCTGTAAGAGCTGTTGTTTTGTTTCACATGGAAAAACTTCAATAAGATTAATCGTTACATTATCCCACCCAATATCATTGATATGGTTATATACATTGTTTGTTTTTGTATTTCGTGATGCGTGTTTATGACTTGACAATCTTCCAGATAAAGATCTGATAGTGGATCCAAAGTAATATTTTCCATCAGAACATTGAAGTTTGTATATTTTTCCAGTTTCATATCCCATTATATCCATAACTTCATTTTATATTTAAATCACTCAAGAATCATACGAGGTGTGATATGCATTGCTTCAAGTTCTTGGACCCAAAGTTTCATAGCGTACGGGATTGTCTTCATTACGAAGTCCGTCTTGTTACCGCATGCGCCGCATGAGTATATCCCTTCCACTGGATTCACAACTGCAAGTGTACCACATGATTTACAAAGACCTGTATTGAACGGGTCGGAAACATCCATCAGACGCTCCTTGGTAAACACCGAGATGCCGTGTGATAACATACAATCTCGTTCCATCTCACCTACACGTAATCCTCCATCACGGGACCTACCCTCACAAGGTTGTCGGGTTAGTGATACAATCGGTCCTCGTGCACGTGAATGCTTTTTGTCAATGACCATGTGTTTGAGACGCTGATAGAAGGTAGGACCCATGAAGATCTCTGCTTGCATCATCTCACCTGTCTGACCGTTGTAGAGAATCTCATTACCGTAAGGATGCATTCCTAAATCGATCATATGTTTCTTGAGATCTTCCACTTTCAAGTGTGAATACGGTGTTCCATCTCCAAGTGTTCCTTTACGCACACCAATCTTACCAAAGATGTTCTCCATCAACTGTGCAATCGTCATACGAGAAGGAACTGCGTGAGGGTTCATGATAATGTCTGGACGAAGACCGCTTGCCGTGAACGGCATGTCTTCTTCTTCCATCAGCATTCCAATGGTTCCCTTCTGTCCGTGACGAGAAGAGACCTTGTCACCAATTTGTGGAATACGCTCAGATACGGTACGCACTTTGATGAAAGGATATCCATCTGAATTCTTGTCTTGCCAGACTCCATCAATACGACAGGGTTCTGAGTTCTTATGTGTCGTAGAAGCATCTCGAAAGGCGTATCCTGCTGCGTCATTTCGTAAGTTTACAACCTTACCGATGACTACATCATTCTCTTGAAGCACTGAATTGATGATCGGAAGACCGGATTCAGAGATTGCTTCATACGATGTGTTTTTGTACTTGCGTGTAGCATGCTTTTGAGGTTTCATGAACTTCTCTTCACGACCGGATGTTACGTTACGATGCTCTTCATCCTTGTACATTCCGTAATAGAGTCCACGGAAGAATCCACGTTCAACTGCAGACTTGTTCATGATGACTGAATCCTCCTGATTGTATCCACCGTAACAGGCAATCGCTACAATTGCATTCATTCCGAAAGGCATCTCATGCATCTTCAGAATGTTCATGGGACGTGTTTCTACGATCGGTCGTGCAATCGAACAGAGAACATAAGCGTTCTTGTCGAGACGTTTTGCAAAGTTGCCTGCGTAGATACACATTGCTTGCTTACCCATAGCAGATTGATAGGTATTACGAGGAGACTGATTATGGTCCGACAATGGAATCGTAGATGCCATGTGTCCTACAATCAAGGACGGATGAATCTCATAGTGTGTGTGAGAGGAAGTCAATTCATCGCGTGTCATTGCAATACGAAGCGTCTCGGATTCAGAGGGGTCAATGTAGTCTACACAGGATTCAACCCATTCATTCCAACTTGTTCGATCCTTAGGAGGTTCTGCTCCTTTTCTGAACACTGGACGAACACATCGTCCTCCGTCTGTCTCAATTGAAATGGTATTCATCATCGTATACCACGCAACTGAAATGTGTGGATGTAAGCGACGAGTTTGCTTTGCAAGTTTCAAGGATGAAACCACTTCATAGGGTGACTCAGTATATCCAACTAGTACTCCGTTCACCGTGA